CGTTCATCACGGATGCTGACCTTGTGGGGCGCTACGTCGGCCACGTTGTCTTTGACCCCGCCACACGATGAACGTCGTAGATATGCTCTTTAACGCAGCCGGAGGGGGCATTGTAGGCTCCCTTTTGCACCTTGGCACGGGCATATTTGAGACTTGGCGCAAGAAGAAAGACGCCGAGGTGGAAATCATGCTTATGCAGGCCAAGACGGAATCTGCCGAGAAGGCGGCGGCCTGGGATGCCTTTGCCCGTTCACAGCAATCTCAGGCTCCTTTCGCCGTGCCCACGGGCGTTAGCCCGCTTATGGCCAACATTTTTACCGCCGTAGAGGCATTTAAGACGTTCACTCGCCCCGGCCTTACGTGGGCGCTTTTGTCCATATTGGTCTATGTTTTCTCGGCTTCCCCAGAATATGCGCGGCAACAAATGCTGGGAGAAATTACCTTTGGCGCATTCACGGCGCTTTTCTGGTGGTTTGGTAGCCGTTACTCAACAAAACGATGATCAAGGAGCACCCAATTACTATTTCAAGCATCGGGGCCGTTTCCGGATGGTTTTCCGTAAGTTTGGTGCAAACGGCCCAATTTGCGGCTGCTTTTCTAGCCGCCCTTGTGTCTTTGTGCGCCCTTATTTTGGTTGCTCCCAAAGCAATCCGAGAGGTTCGCCGTTGGTTTAAGCAGTAAATGATAGGGTAGAATAAGCTATGCCGAGATACTCAAAATACGGAAGCAACGACACCGCCATCATCTCGGCTGGCGATTCGTTCTTCCTTGGGATGAACAATCGGCTTCGCCCCGATCAGCTTCAACCGGGCATTATGGCCTACAGCCAGAACGGGCGAATGAGCGTGAATGGGGCATGGCAACCCCGCAAAGGCATTGATTTCTTCTCTGGCCTCATAGACACAAGCAGCGAAGCGTTGATTCTTCCTTTCTACGTCTACGCTAGTAAAAACATTTCAACGGCAGTTCGGGTGGCGGAAACGGTAACTATCACTACCACAACAAGTCACGGATTTACCACTGCAACACAGGTAGGTATTGCTGGCCTTACTGGAACAGTAGACCCTAATGGCAACAGGACGGTGACCGTCACCGGAGCTACAACGTTTACAATCTTTCTTGGTGGAGCACCGGGAAGTGAGGTTTACACTGGAACTGGAACGGCGGGATCACCATTTATCACTGCTTTGGTTAATGCGGCCTATGGCTCATGCTTGTTCTCTAACCCATTAGACGACAACGAGGAATACATTATCGTTGCGCTTTACGACAAAGCAATGGCGGTGAATTTAACTACCGGGGTTGAAACCAACATCGACTATCCCGCTTCCCTTATAATCACCGAAAACGTCAATCTGTTGCAGGCGTTTAACAAGGTTTACATCTTTCGGGACGGTCTCACCACCCTAGAGTTTGATGGGAACATTGCCTCAACCCCTACGTTCACCAAGGTGGCTAACGGCAATTACACCCAGCCATTGGTGTTTACGGCGGCTACTAACACGGCTTGCACTGCGGGCGTGGCAACCGTAACAGAAACAGCGCACGGCCTGTCCGTTGGCGACATTGTTACAATCATGGACAAGGGAAGTTCTCCCTTAACAAACGCAGCTACCTATGTCGTCCAAAGCGTTCCAACGGCCAACACATTTACGTTTTACGCCAGCGTAGATGACTTTGCAGCAACATCCGTTGTCCTTGGAAAGGCTCAAAGCGTTGGACTTGGGTTTGTTCATTCTCCCGCGCCCGCGTGGGCGGCCTACCACCAGCGTCGATTGATTGTCCCTTACCGCTACACGTCCACGGGGACTAGCGGAAGCGAGGTTATTACGGATCGTAGCGTATACGACGAAATTCTTATCAGCGACATCCTAGATGCAGACACCTACGACCAGCTCCAGAATCAACTCAAGGTGACGGCTGGTATTTCGGACTACTTGCAATTTGTGCATCCCTTCACGGATGACAATGCCGTGGTGTTCAACCGCAACTCCATCCATCTATTAGATGGGTTGTCAGGTTCGCTCACTGATGTTTCTCTCAAGGAAATCACGCGGGAGGCCGGATTGGTGGCTCAAAAGAGCGTTGTCACCATTGGGAACAAAATCTTCTTCTTGTCTGATAACGGGGTGTATGCCACGCAGTTTGGCGACCTTTACAATTTGCGGGGGGCAGGACTGCCGTTGTCCGACCCCATTGACCCTCTTATCAAGCGGATCAACTCAGATTACGCCCAGAACTCCGTAGCCATCTACCACGACAATCGCTACTTCCTTGCGGTTCCACTTGATTCCGCGACTACGAATAACGCCATCCTTGTCTTCAACCTATTAAACCAGCAATGGGAGAGCATTGACATTGTGGCGGGGTCTGGGTGGGACGTTTCCAACCTGATTAGTGCCGGGGCTGGTGGGATAAACAAGCTCTACGCGGTTAATCGTTTGGGCGGCATTCACATCCTTGATGAGCGCGAAGATGACGTAGACGTGGTAGCCTTGGGAATAGCTGTTCCTCCCACTTCTGTGCGGCCAACGTCTTACGGCCAAACCCGGCAATACAACATGGGTGACACAGACCGTAAGAAGTTCAACAGCTTTGAGTTGCACACGGAAAGTAGCTCTACCAACACCTCAAACGCTACAATCTCTGTTGAAACGGAGAACGTTGACAGCACCGCTACGCTTGGCACTTTAGGAGGCTATCTTGGTGCTGTGCTAGCAATCAGCGAAGATGCATCCGTGCGTGGTAGAATCGGGAATATGCGAGGCTACGGCATTCAAATGACTTTTACGCCAACTCAAGGGCGTCCATTGCTCAGGATGGCAAAAATCAATGCCATGTCGTCGTTTAACTCATTAACGCAAGCATCCTAATGGCTATCTTAATTAAGGGAACAGATTTTACTGACGGAGATCAGGTTACCGCGCTCAAGTTGGACGCGCTTGTTGACTCGGCCACGTTTGCTTCTGGAGCCGTAGATGCAAGCACCACTGCGCTTTCTGGCGGGGCTATCATCGTTAAAGACCTTGGGGTGACGGCTGCAAAGCTAGAAGCCGCTACTAACGGTCAGTTGATGATTGGCAATGGCACTGGCTTTACCAAGGCCGCGTTGACAGCCGGAACCAATATTGCTGTTACCAATGGCTCTGGGGCTGTTACGCTTGCACTCACAGGCACGGTAGCAGCGGCTAATGGCGGCACGGGAGCGGCTACGCTTACAGCTAACAACGTCCTGTTGGGTAATGGGACAAGCGCAGTTCAATTCGTTGCACCAGGAACCAGCGGCAATGTTCTTGCATCAAACGGAACAACATGGGCATCCACGGTGCTATCAGGAAGCAGTGTTGTCCGTGCTGCTCGCACTTCGGACACGATTCTGGCAGCAGCAAATAACGGCAATCTAATTGATATCACCAGCGGCACATTTAGCCAAACATTTACCGCAGCAGCAACGCTTGGAAGCGGCTGGTTCTGTTACATTCGTAATAGCGGAACAGGCGACATCACGCTTGACCCAGACTCAACTGAGTTGATTGACGGGCTTTCTACCTATGTGATGTACGGAGGAGAAACTCGGCTTGTCCAATGCACTGGCACGGCATTTACTTCGGTGGTTTTGTCTCCGTTTGCGCGAACTATTTCAACCACACTAAATCCATTTGTTGTTCCACCGGGATACACAGAACTTTGTGTTGAATGTATAGGCGGTGGAGGTGGTGGTGGATCAGGTGGGCGATCAACAACAAACCAAGGTATGGGTGGTACTGGTGGAGGTGGAGCAGCATTTGTTACAAAAAACATTAGTGGTATTGCTGCTGGGACCAGTGTTACGGCTACAGTAGGCGCGGGGGGTGCTGGTGGTGCAGCACAAACTGTAGACAGTACTGCTGGGAGTGTCGGTGTGGCTGGTGGAACGACTACATTTGGGTCATTTGTTTCGGCATTTGGGGGTGGCTACGGTGGTGCAGGAGCGATAGCATCTGGTACAGCGTTATCTGGGGGTGGTGGAGGTGGTTCAATAAGTGTAGGTGGTAATGCTACAACTACTATTATTCTTGGTGGACATCCACGCCCATACCCGGTTGGCGATACTGCTACCCCAAATTCAAACAACATAGGTGGTGGTGGTGGGGCGGTAGATTCTGCGCAAACCCCGGGATGCGCGGAATATGGTGGAGGTGCTGGTGGAGGAATAACATCTGGAGCTTCGCAAAAAACTGGCGCTGGATCTATATTTGGAGCGGGCGGTGGAGGGTGCGGAGGTCGATCTACTATTACTACCGTAGCCACTGCTGGTGGTGGCGTAAAGCGATATACCGTTGCCGGTGGCGGAGCAACTACTACTGGTGCTGCCGGAACAAATGGCGCAGACGGTGCAAGTGGATATTGTGGTGCTGGTGGTGGTGGTGGAAATGGTTCTGCCAGTGCTGGTTTTGCGGGTGGAAATGGTGGGCTTTTAGGTGGGGGTGGTGGAGGTGGAGGGGGTGGTTTAGATGGCAATTTATCCGGTGCTGGTGGTACTGGTGGAAATGGCGGGATTAGAGTTTGGGGAATCGCATAATGAACGCACATCAATTAGACGCCAGTGGCGTCATCCTAAATACTATCGTCGTTGACTCGCTCAACGTATTTCCAAACTTGATCGACGCCGCTGTCGGTGGCTCGGCAGGTGATACATGGAACGGCACGGCCATTGTGGAGAAGCTGCGTGATGTGGAAGCAGAAAAAGTTTCTGTTCGGAATCAGCGTGATCTGCTGCTCGCCGCAACCGACTGGACGCAGTGCGCGGACAGCAGCGCAGCCGTTAAAGCCCAGTGGGCTCCCTATCGGAAGGCTTTGCGGGACGTTCCACAGCAAGCTGGATTCCCATTCTCAGTTGTTTGGCCCACCTAAAACCAACCACCATTTAAGATGCCCCAAGTCAACACAGAACAGATTTTAAGGGAAGCAGTGGCCGGCTATGGGACAACCAACAAGGCTGTCGAGCAAGGCGTTTTAGCGGAACGGTATACGGGGAGGGCACGCCAGCTAGGCACCGTTGAGTCTGCGCTGGGCAAGATTGACGAGCAAGAAATGCTCCGGCTGCATCCTGAGTTGCAGGAGGGATTTGATAATGAGATAGCGGCGGGTGGAGATCCCAACCTCTGGCTTGAAGCCGCCATCAGGAACTCATCTACCATTGACCCCGCATCAGTTCCCCGTTCTGGGGGTATTGTTGACGCGGTGGGGGTTCTTGCCGGAAAAACGGGGGCCATTGAGAGTGCCGCCAATAGGGCTGCGCGGACGGCTGGCGTAGCGGACATAGCGACCCTTTCCCCGCTGCTGTCAGCAGCCTACCGTGCGGGCAATACTGAGCTATTTGGAGCCTTGGGCAAGGCCGGGGGCATGGTGGACAGCGGAGACCCCTATGCGGCCTACCGTGCGTCTGTTCTAGGGCAGCAGGCGGTGGGGCCGGCGGCAACACAGGGCTATGGAGCTAGTTTGGCGGCTTCTCAGGGCTATGGAGCTACAAACGCTGCTTCGCAAGGCTATGGGGCCACAAACGCCACCTCGCAGGGCTATGCATCCAGAGATGCCACCTCTCAGGGTTATACGTCTACGGACGCCACTTCGCAGGGATATACGGCAGAACAGGCTGCAATGCGGGAATATGCCGCAAGCCAAGCGGCAAGTCAGGGGTATACGGCGGCAAACGCCCGTGCGGTTGAAGATGCCAACGCCCAGATGATCGGGCGGGGCTTGCTTGGACAGTCGCTTTACCAGCAGGGTCTTAACGCTGGTCCTAGTGGCGCGGCCCAAACCCTTCAGCAGCGGGCGCAACAGCTTGCCGCTTCTACGGGTCAACTTTCACAAGAGGAGCTTCGTTCTGTCCAGCAGGGAAGCCGTGAAGCCTTTGCCGCCCGTGGCCTTGAGATGTCCAATCCGGCTATTTCTGGGGAGATTGGGGCGCGGATTGCAGCGCAGCGGGCCAGGCAGGCGGAAGACCTACAAATGGCTGCTGGGCTTAATCAGGCTTACACACAAGACCTTACGGCCAATCGCGGCTTTGCTACGGGTCTTTACGGGCAGGATGTTTCCCTTCAGT